CATACGCTCATCCACCTCGCGGAGCATCTCCGCCGACTGTATCAGGTCAGGGCCAAGCCAATCGGGGGGAACATCCCTGTAATCCGTATGGATGTGGATACAGTCAGGCCGCTGCTTCATTTTGGCCAGCCACTTCATGATGCCGCTGTTGGGGTTCTTCGGCGGGTTGAACAGGTAGATCATCTGGAAATCGCCCCTGTTCCCCCTTGCAAAAGTAGCCTCAATGTTCAGCAGTTCATCTTCCCCTTCGCCATCGTCAAAGAACTCCGTCAATTCGTCCAGTATAACCAGCTTGATCGGCTTATCTTCGTCAATGATTCCTTTCGTATCGTCTATACCGTCAGAACCGGCAAAGTACATCGTAGTTCCATGCTTTTTATATGTAATTTCCATAGGCGACTTCGTAATCCAGAACCGGTTTTTCGGAATCCCCAGCCGGTTGATGCCCCGGAGCATTTCCTTGTATACCGTCTTCCGCAACTTGTTGTGGCGCTTGCGCAGCACAACCGCGGAACCGGAAGGGTCGTCAACAACCTGGTAGATGCCGCGCACCCCGGCAAAGCTGGACTTCGTTCCCGCACGGCCAGAAGTCAGGATGATATGCTTATAGGTGCGGTTGTTGAATATGCCGTGGTATTTCGGTATTATGGTCTCGCTAATCCGTACCCGCTTCTTTTTCCCTGCAGTCGTTGATGATTTCAACGCCGTCATCCCCCTCCCCTTCGCTGCTGCTGTTCATAATGCGCTCCGTTTCTGCTTCCATCTTCTTTATGCGTGCCCTCTGTTCCTTGCTTGCAAGCTCCCAGTTCTCATGCAGCAGCTCGTTGTATTGCTTGACCAGGCTACGGAGTTCGGCCTGGGCACGCGCCTGGGATTTCAGAAAATTGGCCTGCTTATCCCAGGCCTGCTGCACTTCCCATTTCTCCCCGATTACCTTCCCGGCCTGGTTCGCCACCTTTTCAATAGTCTTGTCCTCCCGGTCACGCACATACATAATCTGCTGTGCACGTATAATGGCCGCATAGGCAATCTGTATCTGATCCCACAGGACATCCAATGGATCATCAGGCATCTCCTGTATAATGGAAAGGGCCTCTTCCGGGAGGTATTTCCGGAAAAGGCCGTGCTTCTCTGCATTGCTGTTCTTCTTTGGCGCGCCATGCCCGACGGCGTTCCGGTTGCCCGGCTGGCCGCCTTTATGTTTAGTAACGTTACCATTCGCATTCGGTAACGTTACCTTATCCCATTTATCCTGGTTCTTCCACTTCCTGACCTGCTCTTCCGATACCTGTAGTTCTTTGGCGATATCTTTGAGCATCCTCTTCTTCCCGCTCTCCAGCCAGAGCCGCATCGCTTTATCCCTGCTGGGGCTCCTTGGCCTTGCCATCACCACCACCTCTCAATCATTTGTTTAGGGAAAAGGAAAAGAGACAGCCGGGGCTACCTCTTTCCTGCTCATTAATTCTTATCTATTTTGATCTCCAAAATGAAAAATAAATGTTCTTTACAGTTACCACCATAAGTAATAACACATGGACTAAAAAACTGATATCTATGGCAATCAATATTTTCAGCACCCATCCTTTACATAAAAGATATAAAAATTTTTGAAAAAAAATAAAAAGCAAAAATCCAATCTCAACTATAAGCGTATATGTTATTTCATCCATCAGAACTTGATATAGAGTAACTTTTCTATCTCCCTTTTCTAAAGAATATTCTCCGGACTCTTTTCTTTTTAAGTCATCCACATTACTACTTCCACTTGTAATCAAAATAGACAAATACGCCATACTAAAACTTATAAACAACGTCAATACTGTTACCAATTGATTAAGCATGTCAGAAATAAATTCATCCAAATCAAAAAATCGTACAGGGCTCAAAAATACATCACATACCAAAAATAATATCCCCAATAAAAATGGAATAAAGGCAAAAAATACAATCTCTTTCTTTTTTTTCCAACGCATGGAATAGAAATCTTTTACTGGATCACATATTTCGGATAATAGTATTTTCATATTTTCTCCTTTTTTCAAAATACTAATTCAATTTATGAAGTTCTTCCAAAAATCGTGCATATATGCTGTCGGTATTAACCTCATTAGTTCCAGTTCCATCAACATTTATTACTATCTTTTTCTTCATTTGTTCCGTATCGAAAACTAATGGTTCTTTATTAGGAGTATCCGCATCTACCATAATTCTTTTTATCTGTGTATTATCATCTCTGTACATCTTAAAAAAATCTTTTACTGTATTCCCTAAAATACTTCTCCCCTCACTGGCGGGTTTTACTATTATATTTACATCTGAATTTAAATCATTCCTCCCCGATAAAGCTTTAATCTCCGAAACTGCAATATTTTCCTGGTCTACTGTCAAAGTTACTGCTTTGATTCTCCCAGCTTTTTCCAGTGCTGCTAAAAAATCTTTTGATACCACATTTTTATACTGCATCCCATAGTTTCCTTTTTGTTTAAGTTTCTTGTGGTATTTCTTAATAAAGCTTTCCCAATATTGAACAATTCTACCAAAGCCTATTCCGTAATAATTACTTTCGAATAATACAAGTATATTCTCTTCATCAACAAATTTTAATCCTAAATGGTTGGTTTCTTCATCTCCATCGTTCTCCCCCTTCAGAATCCCCCTACTTTTCATTGTTTCTGTATCAATAACATTTCTCCTAGAGTCATATTTTGCTGATTTCATCCTGACATTTATAACATGTTCATCTTCTTTATGCTCAAAAGAATCAAGATACAAAACCTTATGTTCCTGAGAGCATTTCTTTCTTCTGTCTATAATACTCTGTTTAGATAGATCCTCTAAAAAATCAGAAAAATGATCTTCTAATTTATGATCCCTTTTACTGTTATCATCTCTCGTAACATAGATATTGAAAACAATAATAGTCCTTTGCATGTTACTTGTCCTCCCGCAAATACATTTTTCTACATCATACACTAAAATGCAGCAAAATGAAATACCTGACCACAATCGCAATCAGGTATTTCTAAAAATGTATCGGGGAAGAATCACGTTTTTATGCTAACTTCATTTTACATATTAACACAGAAAAACCGGACAATCCGGACAAAACGGACAAACTTTCATTTTTTTTCAAAAAATCTGTCAAATTCTTTCCTGACGCTTTCCCCGGTGCATTTCCCTCCCATGCGAACCGCTACTTCTTCCCATTTCATCCGCTCTAGTATTTTGAAACGGATAATCCTCTGCATCCTTGCTGGGGCTCGTTCCATTACCTCCTCCACCTTCAGCTTTATTTTTTCCGCATTTTCCTTCCGCTGATGCAGGAGTTCCCTTTCCCTCTCCAGTTCAGAACTGCCCATCCTGCTTTCCACTACCCCCGATATGCTAAAGCTTTGTGCCTGATAAGGGAATTCCGGATTGCTCCCGCTGACTTTGTCATGAACCGTTTCCTTCCTTCTTAGCCGCCTTATATCTTCTTCCGTTTCCTTTACCAGTTCACAGGCGTCTATGTAATCCCACAATATTTTTTTACTCACAGCTTCCCCCTTTCCGTTTCCTCCCTGCTATATATTCCTCCCCAAGTTCAAGCTCCATCCTGTAGCAGCCACTCTCGTAGACCTGTACACGCATCCCAGCAAACTTGCTGTCCTGCCCATGCGAGTCCGGGTCATACGGGCAGGAGAACCCTGCCCTTGTCAGGTGCCTTAGCACCCTCCGTTCCGTGGTCGCCCTGCTGCACCTTTCCTCAAAGGCCAGCTTCCCGGTGTCCAGGTCCACCAGCGTGCAGTAGGCGATGGTGCTGCCATTGGGGTACCTGTTTTTATGGTCCCTGAAAGGGATGGCCAGATAGACGCCTATGGCCTGGCCACCTTCCTTCTGGACTACTATTGCCCCGTTCTGCAGGAAGACCTTCCGATCCAGGTCCGCGCATTCGCGGATGCCCTTTACTTTGACATTATCCATTTTGCATTCCCCCTTCCTGTTCCCTCCCCTGGAGGTATTTCCC